CTTGTACTGGTGCAGCTGTTTCATTTTGCACTTGCTGAAATATACCGTTAAAATTCATTAATGTAACTGGATCAAAGTCGCTATCGGATCGCATAAAGCGGCTAGTTAATACATACGTACTTTTATCCTTTTCTTTAATAATGTCAAGGGTACTTTGCGCGTAACGATCACTAGCTGATCCTATATGTCCAGTCGTAGTCAAATTTGACTTACTTTGATGCAGTACGGTAACTATTAGGATATTGTGGATTTTGGTAATTTTTTTTAACCATTTAGTAAGTAGTGAACTTTCACGCAGATCGTTAGCATCATTTAATAGATCCAGTAAACCGTCTATAATAAGTATAGAGCAATCCGCATTAAGTTCTAAATAACGTTCAACCATACGTCTAATTAAGCCGCTGCCATCTTCTCTAACTTGAAACGCATTAAAGTAATCTGGTAGCTGTTGCAGTTCGCTAAAATGCTTTATTTTACCTATTTGACGGTAAAAGTCATAGTCGCTACTTTCAGTGTCAAAATAGCAAATTTTGCGCCGATCTATTGGTAAGTGTAGTTTCATAGTAAAAATGTCAAAAGTACTAAATGCAGACGCTATTAGCGCAGCTATGTACGTAGATTTACCAGCTTTGGGTAATCCAGAATAGACGCAAAAATTTTGTAATGATCCTACGTGTTTTCCCCCAATAGTAAAAACAATATTTTCCTTATTTGGGGTATATGTGGGATCGTATTTTCGTTTTACAAGTAAATCGTCTATTGAGAATTTATAGTCAGTATTTTCCATTAGATTTTTTCAAGTAATCCAGCAATATATAAAGCTAAAAATAAAATCAGTACAGCTTGACCGTTTTTATTGAATAATATCCAGTACAGTATCTTTTTCATTTGATATGTTTTTGTGTTTTTCTTCAATTTTGTTTAAAAGAAGTATAGCATTATCAATGCTAATATTCATTAGTTCAATATCGTGATCTACTAAATTATTTGATAATCTAGCTTTGAAAATTTCTAGGGCAAAATGCTCTAGTTTAGATAGTCCAGCAATAGGTACTACCATTCGTCCAAAATTGTCTTGCATTGGCGCAATAGGATAGGCTGGTGAAATTGCATTAGTTTGCATAGTTATAATTTAAAAATTTAAAAAAGTTACTTGGTAAGATAATCAATATGGCATTTGGCGCTAATCAATGTAGCGTGATACGACATATCAAGGGCAACGATATAAATTTCGTTTTTGTCATCTACGATAATAATATAATTGCAATAAAATATTTTTCTCATATCTATAAATTTTTAAGGTGAAAATTTAAAGATTGCAGATCCTTGTCGTAATCTTCAATAGCATCTTCTAAAATAATAGCTATTTCATTAGGTAAATGAAAAGGCAACATATCATTTGTTAGCCAGATCATTTGTTCAGCACCAATTTTGTTGGTACAGCTAAATAAAATTTTTACGTTTCGGAAATTTTGGAAACCGTAGATAGTTTCCAATGTGTTTTTAAGCGACTGTATGCGCTTAATTTCAAGTAGCACAGCGGTAACGCTGGATAGGTTTGCAGTTTTCATTTTGTGGGTTTTTAAAGTCAGTTAAAAACAATAACGACATAAAATAAAATTTTATTGTCCATACCACCAAATATATTTTTATATATATTATTTTAAAGGTTGAAAAAAGTTAATTAATAAGTGTTAGTTTGGGGGTTATGTGAATTATTTTTGTTTTTGCTTCAAGCAAAAAGCAAAAATAATTTATATTTCATATACATTGCACATTTCCCCCAACTTTTTTTCCACAATTTTGTTAAATTTATAAAATAGGCAGATTTAGTTTGTTTTTATGCAATTTTTGGCTATTTTTGGGTACATTCAGTTTCTATGAATAAAAATATATGGCTGATACCAGCTGCAATAGTTGGTTTTATTTTGTATAAAAAATTTGTTTTATCGCAAACATTTAGCGTATTTTTTAAATCAATAGATTTTTCTACATTATCTTTTTTAAATCCTACGATCCAGATAATAGTACAGGTCAATAACCCAACGGACGTAACAGCAGAAGTACAAAATATTCGCGGCAATATGTTTTTAAATGGCGCAAATGTGGGTTATGTTATGGGTATTACTCCTAGTGTATTAAATACTGGATCTTCATTATTAAAAATACCTATTACATTATCTTATGCTGGCTTAAGTGATGTCATTACAAAATTTAGTACTGGTGGAATAAAATTGGATTTTGACGGTGTTATACAAGTGGATTATATTACTTTACCGTTACAATTTAGTTACTCAATATAATATGTTAAGTAAAGAAATTTTAGCAAAAAAGTTAAGTCCATTTTTGGGAACTGAAAAAACTTTAGTATTAAATCAAGATACTGGGGATATTATAGACGGTATTGTTTCTATGCACGACAAATACAGAAGCGAATACGATAAGATCTATAAATATTTTGTTGGTGATAATGTGGACGATACAGCATACAATATTTGGTGCTATTTAAAAGATAATTTTAAATACAATATTGAAAGTGAAGATTTGCAAGTTTTACGATCACCAGCAAGTATAATGAATAACAAGGTTGGGATTGACTGTAAAAATTACAGTTTAGCCGCAGCTGGGATTTTAGACGCGTATCGTAGAAAAGAAAAATTGGATTTTGGATTAGATTTTAGGTTTGCAAGTTATGATCCATTTAATAAGACACCGCAACACGTTTTTGTAGTGATCAAAGAAAATGGAAAGGAATACTGGTTAGATCCAGTGCTTGATGAATACGATCTAAAAAAGCAACCGTATTATTATAAAGATAAAAAAATAAATAAAATGGCATTAATAGCATTATCTGGAATTGGGGAATATAATCCATTATTGGGTTATGATCCAGCTTTACAAGCGTCAGCATCATCAACTGTAAAAAGTACTGGTTGGTTAGATACAATTTTAAAAGCAGCGCCTAGCATTATTAGTGCTTTCCCTAGTGGCGGCGGTACTGGTAATCAGTATATGCAACCAAATCAAGGTTTTATATCAACTGGTAATCAAAACATACCACAAAGTAGATCAATGGGTATAGATACAAATACTATTTTATTAGTCGCTGGTGTTGGATTAGCTGCATACTTACTTTTAAAGAAAAAATAGAATGACAGATTATATAGGATATAGAGATAATAACAAAAATACCATTGGTGATTTTGTTTTTGTTCCAGTTGTTACTGGTGATCCAATAAGTTCTGGAATTTCAACAGCGGTAGCTAGTGCTGTTGCTACTATTATAAATTCTATTAATAAAGGCAAACCTAATCCAAACGATTGGAAAGGTTGGAATGATTTAGATAATAAAAATAGACAACCTACTGGTACTAGCGTAGTCCACTGGATCATAAATGACGGTGATAGTATTCAAAATGAAGCGTTAAATATTTTACAATATATTACCAACTATGGTACAAATAACGTTTTAGGATATAGCCAATTTTATAATAAAACAATAACAGTACAAGATATTGCTAATAAATTACAAAGAGGCGGTTATGTAAATGAAGCTAATATGTTACTGCAACAAAATACAAATCAGCAACCAATGGATCAAGCGGTACAAGCTGTAAATAAAACTGGACAAGCTGTAAAAAGCATAGGTACTGCAAATTGGATTTTATACGGTGGTATAGCATTAGCACTATTTTTAATATTAAAAAAGAAATAAATGACAGCGGCACAAAAAACAGCAAAGGCAAAATTTAAGCAAGCTATTGCATACAGACAAAAGACTGGTGTTACATTAAAAGAGGCTTTTGCGCATATATACGGTAAAAAAGTAGGTGCAGTAAAGAAAAAAGCAGCGCCTAAAAAGAAAGTAGCAAAAAAAGTAGTTCGTAAATTAGTAAAAAAAGCAGCACCTAAAAAGAAAGCAGCTAAAAAAGTTGTAAAAAGAACTACAACTAATATAGCTATTGATAAACGTTATAAAGCTAAAAAAGCTGGTAAACGTACAAGTGCTAGCGGCAATACTTATTATGAGTATAGAGAAAATAGATCGGATAAAGGAAAAATGTTAGGAATTGGCAGCGTATTAACTAAAAATCAAGAAATTAAAAGATTAAGTCAATTAGCTAAAACTCCATTAGAAAAAAGGATTGTATCAATGTTAAAATACAACTTACAAGATTATGATAATTTAAAAAGTGTTATAAAAGATGTATTATATAATGGTTTACAAAGTGGCATTATAAGTGATTTAATTTATTATAATGATACATTAGCATTTTATAAAAGATATAAAAAAGAAATTGATACTTTATTAAAAGATGCAATGTATGAAAGTGGTGTAAGTAGTCCAGCTGATATATTTGGTAAAAAATGGGATATTGAAGATTTTTCAATTCAAGATACCAATAATAAAAATTTATTAGCGTGGTTTGGTTTTGAAGAAAAAACCAGAGAATTAGCAGATAAATTAGGATATGAAATTTAAAAATATTAATAAAAATTTTCTCAATAAATAAATCAAAAATCAAAAAAAATGGCAAGAAGAAAAAAAACAAGTAAGCGCCGTATAACTCGCAGACGTTCAAGAATGTCTGGAATGGGCGGTACTTTAGCCAACGCTGCTTTTCAAGTAGCTGGTGCGGTTGCAGCAAAGTTTGTTAGCAACTATGCAGTTAAAATGTTACCTAGTACAATGTCCACAATGACAAAAGGATTAATCGCCAATGCAGCGCCTATTGCTGTTGGTCTTTATTTCCCTAAATTATTGAAAGGCGCAGCTGGTGTAAATATTGGAACTGGTATGATCGTAGCTGGTGGATTAGGATTAGTTCAATCTACTGGTGTTTTGGCTGGTGTTGGAAATGTTTACTCTAATATGCCAGTAAAGAATATTGCTGGATATCAAGGTGCAAGCGCTGGTACATACATAGCTGGTATTAGAAATTCTGCTATTATGGAAGCGTGTTAATTAACTTTTTTCAACTTTTAATAAAAATATAAATAATAAAAAAATGGCAAGTAGTCAAATCGGCGCAAGATTAGTGTTTGAAAACGCTAAAACGCTAATTCAACAATTAGGATATGACGCATCACACGCGGTATTAACTCCTAGTTTTTTACGTAGTGAAGTATTATTAACAACTTCAAGCGCATCTTATCACGTACCAGTATTGGTAAATGATAGCCAGAACGGTAACCCAACCGTTAGGGAACAGCGCTTATCACTCCAGGACCTGTTTATAGTTGCTGGAATACAAATTACATTAGTATCTGGCGCATCAACAAGTGGATCTGCAAAATCATATACATATCCAAATTTAACAGCGTTTAGCACTGGTGCTGCGCAATTATATAATTTGTATAATGGTTATTTGAACATTCAAGTAAACAATCAAAACGTTTTACCAAAATGGTCAATTTTACAACATTTGGATATTCAACGTACTCAACAAAATACAAACTTTAATGCTGCTACTGCTACTTCTCCAGCACAGTACACTATTGATAGTGCTAATTTTGATACAGACTCGTTTATTGTATGTGAACCAAATTTAGTATTAAATGGTGCTAGCAATATCAATGCAAATATTGTATTGCCAGCTGCGCCTAGTACATTAGATGCTAATACTTACGTATCAGTAAACTGGTATGGTATTTTAGCTCAAAACTGTACTTCAGTAAAATAATATCTTTTGCGAAGTATAACCGCTGCCGCCGCTGGTCGGACAATACCAGCTATTTTTAAATTTTTTAATTTTACAATATGACACGCATTGAAAGGTTTGAAGCGGTTGAAATTTCTGTACCTAGTGGCAGCAGTTTAACTCGTTTCTACTTCCCTGATCTTCCAAATTTACGGAACGCACGTATCACTAATATTGCTATTTATACAGCTGGCACTATTACTGCTACTCCATTAACTGGATCTACTCCAGTTACTACTGCGGATCTTAAAAAGTCGTTTTTAACATTATATGAAGGTGATCTACAATTAGTGTATAATATACCTATGTTAAGTTTCAATAGCATTGTAAATAGCGCTGCTGATCCTTATCAATTTGAATTACCTTCTGTAAATGGTTTAACGGTATCTTGGGTTAAATCTTATGTATCACTTCCTACTGCTTTAGCGACTACTGGTGTAGCATATAGCTTTGGGGTGTTCTATCATTTTTAATATATATTACTATGGCAATTAATAAAGCTATGGTAACTGGCACAAAGGGGTTAATGGACTGGTTGGATCGTAATTCAATCAGTCCTTACTACTCCGTTTGGTGTGGTAAGCAGTTACTATTTTCTTGGAATGATGACGACAAAGAAGCTGGATCTAATAAATTAGAAAATGATCTGTATGCTATTGAGCAAAACGGTGTAGGTGATCTATTGACAATAAAGTTGCACCCTAAAAAGGAAAAGGGCGGTTTTATTACTGATAAGACGCCAATTTATGCTAGTTTAAATTTCCGTCCAGCGGAACTTGAACGTTCTAATATGTACGGTATGCAGCCTATGGGATCAGTTAATAGTCGTTTAGAAAGTATGTTAGAAAAAATGTTAGAAAATCAAGCTATTTTAATGCAGCAAGATGATGACGACGATATTGTAGAACGTCCAAAAAGCGGTATTGAAGCATTAATAGACAGTCCGCACGTACAAGGTTTAATTATTGCTGGTTTAAGTAAAATGTTTAAACTAGATAATCAACCTACTGGAATAGCTGGTATTAATGAAGCTAACGCAAATGAGGCTTTAGTACTATTATCTAATTTAATGGACAAAGGTGTAACAGTAGATCACTTAAAGAAATTAGACCAGATGTCTAACGCTAAATTACAGTCCTTATTAATAATGTTATAACTTTTTTCAACCTTTGATAATGGCAATAGATAAAGATACACAAAGAATAATTACATACGTAGCAGTAGCTGGCGGTGCTTATATTCTAGTTTTAAAACCTTTACTGGTTAAACTTGGAATAGTAAAAAGCAGCGCTGAACTTATGCAAGAACAATCACAGCAACAAAATATTAGCGACTACGTAAATCAATCTTTGGCAAAGCAATCACCTACAAAGTCAAAAGGGGAATGGCAACTAATTGCAGATAATATATATAATGATTTAAAATTTAGCGGTATTGCAGATAATAAGTCGGACGCTGGCTATCAAGTAGCTAGAGTGCAGAATGATGCAGATATTGCTACATTGATACAAGTATTTGGATTAAGACAAGAAAGTTTTTTTGGTATTAATACTGGCGGTTTACAAAATTTACCACAATTTATAATAGGTAATTTGAGTAAAAGCGCTATTGCAACAATTAACGATAACTATGCGCGCAAAGGCATTAAATTTAGATTTTAATATGAAAAAGAATATTTTATTAAATATTGGGTTAGTAATTGGTGGAATACTACTTTTTTCGTCCTTTAAAAAGAAAGGTACTTTAAAAGGATCAGTATTAGTAGGACAAGGCAACGCGCCAACTGGTACATATCAAGTCTATTCAAATGTGGGTACAGTAGTATATGACGATATGATGAATGTTATTTATACTTATGATCAAGCTGGACTAGGTATGACGTGTACTGGACAAAAAGGATCAGCTATGTATAATGTGGTAATTGGTGATAGCTTTCAAAATGGACAAGCTGGATCAGTATTTATTAATGACGTACAAACTTTATAATATGAAAAAAAATAATACGCTTATTTTGGTTTTAGGTGCTTATGCTTTATGGTACTTTTTTTTAAGAAAAAAGACTAATACTGATCAAGTAATTAAATCACCAGTGATGCCACCAGTACAAGCGCCAGCAACTCCATACGATCCTTTATTTGGATCACCAATTACAACTAGCGTAAATAGCGTAGATGCTAATTATACAGCTAAATTTGTTTTAAATGGGTATCGTACATTAGGTAAAATACCAAATACTATATAATATGCAAAAAGTAGATATAAACGTATTAAAATACGAAACTGATTTTTATACAGTAGATACTAGCCAATATGTTGGCGGTACAGATTTTAACGCAATTACATTTTTAAATTTAGGTATTAATACTGTATTAATTGAAAGTGTGCCATTGCAGCAAGGACAATCCTATGATATTTTAGGATCTATGGGTGAAGTTAGTAATCAAAGATTTTTTGTAAACTTTGGTACTGGTGCAAGCACTGGAAACAACTGCGTGGTTATTAGGAAACGTTACATAAATGTATAAAAATGCCGATTAATAATAGTGTACTAAATCAAAAAAGCAGTCCAGCAATATATACAGACGTATTTGCAAATCGTCCTACGTATGGTTTTGCTGGTAGGTTATTTATTAGTACAGATACAAGCCAGATATTTGAGGATAGCGGTACAGCGTGGATATTAATAGCAAACAGCGGTATTGGATCTACTGGTACTTTGCAAGTGGTTACCACAAATGGTAATACTACTAATACTGGTATAACAATTTCAGCTGGCGGTTTAAATACTAACGCTGCGCAAATTAGCGGACTTACGCAAGTAGGCGGGGTATTGTTTACTGACGGATCTGGTAATTTAGGACAAGACACAAATTTTAATTGGGATATAACCAGTAACTATTTAGGTATTGGACAAACTGGTACACCTACTGCGCCATTAGATATACATAATGCAACTGCAAACGTATTTATGCAATTAAACGCAACCAGTACTAATAATAGTACATTAGCGTTTCAAAATGCAAGCGTAGGAAAGTGGCGCATTGGTAATTTGTACGATAGTGGGAATAACTTATTTCACATTTATAATAATACTACTGCTACTAATTTATTATCTGTAACAGCTGCAAATGCTGCTACATTTATAGGATCAGTAACAGCTTTATCTTTGGCTATTACTGGCGGTACGTCTGGACAATTTTTAAAAGCAAATGGTACAGTAGATAGTACAGCATATATTAGTTTAACTTCATTATCAGCTACTACACCATTAAGTTATAATAGCGGCACTGGTGCTTTTACAATATTACAATCTAGCGGATCTTCAAACGGTTATTTATCCAGTACAGATTGGACTACATTTAACAATAAAGCTGCATTAGGTAGTTTTAGCGCTACGACACCATTGGCATACAATAGTGGTACTGGCGCTTTTACTATACAAGTAGCAAACAGCGGACAAAATGGATATTTAACCAGTACTGATTGGAATACATTTAATAATAAGCAATCTACTATTACTACTGGTAATTTAACAGAAGCAGTTAGTAGTGTTTTAACTATTACTGGCGGTACTGGTGCTGTGATAGGATCTGGCACATCAATACAAATAAAACAAGCAAGTGCAACAGTTAATGGATATTTATCCAGTACTGATTGGACTACATTTAATAGCAAGCAAACACAAATTAACGGTACTGGCTTTGTAAAAGCTACTGGTACTACAATTTCTTACGATAATAGTACTTACTATTTAGCAAGTAATCCTAGTAGTTATATTACATTAGCTAGCTTATCTGGCACTACTCCTATTAGTTATAATAGCGGTACTGGTGCTATTAGCATAGCGCTTGCAAATACTAGCACTAGCGGATATTTATCCAGTACAGATTGGAATACATTTAATAGTAAAGCTAGTTTAACAGCATTTAGTGCATCTCCGCCATTATCATATAATAGTGGTACTGGTGCATTTAGTATTACACAATCTAGTGGATCTACAAACGGTTATTTATCCAGTACAGATTGGACGACATTTAATAATAAGCAATCTGCTTTGACAAATCCTATTACTGGTACTGGCACAAGTGGATATGTGCCTAAATTTAATGGAAGTACAACAGTAACAAATAGTATAATTCAAGATAATGGTAATTCAGTAACTATTACACAAGGTACTGTTGCTCAAACAACATTAAGTTTAAATAATACAAATGCAGGTGCTACAATAGCAAATGCAGTTTATTTTAGTAAAAATGGCACTGCTAAATGGGGTATAGGTACTGATATTACTGCTAATAGTGGACAAAATCAATTAGAAATATATGATTTTGTAACAGATGCACAAAGAGCAAGATTTACTACAACTGGAATGGTTTTATCTGGTACTTTAAGCGTATCTGGTGCTGCTACGTTTAGTAGTTCTGTTACTGCAACAAGTTTTCAAGTTGGAAATGGTCAGTATTTTAAAGCAACTAGAAATAGTGGTAGTGTAGTAGTTGATTTACTAGGTATTGAAAGTGGCACAGATAATACTAGAATAGTATCAACAAATGATTTCAACATAGTAAATGGTTCATTAGTTAGTCAATTTAAAATTGCAGCATCTGGCGCAGCTACGTTTGTTGATAATTTAATTGTAAGAGGTAATTCATCAAATACAATAGGTGCAATAAGGACGCAAGGTGCAACAACTGATTATCAAGGAATAAGTTTATATAATGCCGCAAGTGGATCAAATGCAAATTCAAGGTCTTGGCAAATAGCGCCAAATTATTCAGTAAATGGAAATTTAGAAATTTTAGTTAGTTCTAGTAATACTACTGATCCTACAAATACAAAAGTAACTATTACAAGCGCTGGTATAGTTAATACTACAACTAGAGTAAACATAAACGGATCTACTGATAATTCATTATTTAGTTTAAATAGCGGCGGTACATTATATACAGTAGGATTTAGTCCTACTGCAACTGCAAATAGTACTAATACATTAACATTAACAACTGCACAAACTACTTGGATTTATACTGGTACTGGTACAGCAACTTGGACTTTGCCTAATCCTAGTGGTACAAATCAAATGTTTTGGATTAAAAATGCTGGTACTGGTATAATTACTTTAAATGCTTATAGTGGTACAAACATTATAAATAATGCTGCGGCATCAGTAAGTAGCATTACTATTGCTATTGGTGCAACTGCATTAATACAACAAGACGGAAACGTAAAATCTTATCAATTACAATAATATGAAAACAATAACTCCGCAACCAGTATGGATTGACGGTATGTCAAAACCAGCAACTGTAATATTTTCGCAAGTAAATAGTGATAATCTTACAAATGAAGCTGAATTTTATTTCCAATTATATCAAGAAGTAGATGTAAATATAGTACCGTTAGTAAATGGAAAAATTACTATGACTGGTACTGATTATATTACATATAATAGTGCAACTGACGCAAACGCTTACGCTTGGACGTGGATTGCAACTACTTTAGGTTTAACCATTACTGGTGAATACGTGCCACCAATGACACCAGCTGAAATTTTACAAGCAAGTAATGCTATATTAGATCAAGCAACCATATAACTTTTTTTAACCTTTAAATATAAACAAATGGAAAAGCAAAAAGCCCTTGAATTAATTAAACAAGTAGTAGATCAAGCTGTAAAGCGTGGTTTATTTGAAAATGTTGAAACTACTATCGCAGTAGCGCAAGCATTAGAAACTATTGCAAAGGAATTAAGTAAAGATGAGATTGCATAGTATGACACATAATGATAATAGTATAGGGGGATCTATTGCCAGCATAGGTACTTACTTATTAAGTATTTACCAGATAAACGCTTACGCGTCTTTATTTTTAGGTTTACTATCTGGCGCTAGTTCAATTTATACTATTATCAATATTTATCAATCAAAAAAAAAGAAAAATGAAAAATCGTAAAACGACAATATTTGGATTATTGGCAGCGGTTGCTGGATATTTTGCAACAGCTGGAACTGGTAAAGTACAAGTAATAGCGCAAGCAGTTGCTGGGATCAGTACATTTTTACTAGGTAACGCAGCAGCAGATAGCAAAAAAGACAATTAAAAACTATGACCAGTAACAAAAAAGTATTTACTGGTGTAGTTATTACAGCCATAATTTTATTTATGTTAAGAAAAAAAATAGCTACTGCATTAAATAATACACCTTTTGGTGCTATTAGTGATCGTCTATTTAATGTAATATCTTCATACGAGGGATTTATAGCTGTACCTAAATGGGATTATATGCAATATAGCGTAGGTTATGGATCTGGCTATAATTGGGATCAAAAAAGACCAGTACAAAAAGGTGATATAATAGATAAGGAAACAGCCAGACGCTGGTTATTATTAGAGGCGCAAGACAAATACGATTTTGTAATGAGTAAAGTAAAAGTACCAGTAACTGATAATCAGTTATTAGCACTAGCTAGTTTTACATATAATGTAGGTGAAGCGGCTTTTGCTGGTAGTACTTTATTAAAACTACTTAATAACGGTACAAATAAGGACGTTGTAGCGCAGCAATTTGATCGTTGGGTAAATGCTGGCGGTAAGGTCAATAAAGGGCTAGAAGGTCGTAGAAAAGCCGAAAAGCAATTATTTTTAACCTAGTTTGGGTTTTTTGCATAGTAAAGGATAAGGGACGTTTCTACGTCCCTTTTTTAATATAGATCCTTTGTACGAATATTTTAGTAGGTTTATCGTATAAATTAATATAATCTGCTTTAATACTATCAGCAAACTTTATAAAATTCATCACATTACTAATATTTCGGTATTTTCTGGGTGCAGACTGATCCAGCATAAATACAATAGCTGTAAAAATAGGCTTTGCCATTATAAAGGACGGTCTTTTATTACAAAATATCGCACGTGATCACTTGTAATAGCTTTTACTTTACGCTGGATCACCAGCGGCGCTACTGCCTTTAAAACGTCCATTGTTTGCCATTTGGTAATATCTTGTAAGTCTTTTAAAGATACTAATCGTCTTTGCTGAATAATTAAATAGATCCTTTGTTTGTTTGTCATAAAATGTTATATTTGCATTAGAAAAAAGTTACTTCCTTTGGGGGGTTTACAGTCAGTAAGTCGCTGCGCCTAAAAACGCAGCGGCTTTTTTGTTACTAACCGTTATTTACACCAAACCTAATTTTATACCAGTACTGGAATATTGTTAATAGTTCAAAATTCATTTGAATTTAATTACTGATATGTTATAAATGTGTTCTATTACTACAAAAAGCATAGTTAAACAAGCGTATATTATTGCTACTGGCAATAGTATAAATATTAAATACATTCTTTTAAAAAAAGTTATCATAATTTATAAGTTTGGTTGTAGTATTGTTCAGTATCAAGACCGAATATATGTTCAAGGTCGTGATGGTCTTTATAAGCCTTCATTATCTGCTCTTTTTCTTTTTCAAGTCCTTGAATAAATAATTTATCCATTAATTCATAATCAGCATTTAAGACAATTTGTTTTAAATTATCTTTTAACTTTTCTTCTAATTCTTGCATTGCAGTTTTCATAGTTATAAAGTTTGATATTTATTATTTTGATCCTTTACAATATAATTTTTATTGATCCATATTTTGGCTAAATTTTTAGCGTATATTTTGCCCTGTGCTGTCCTTTCTATTATTTCATCTACAATATTGTTATACAGCATTGGTATTGTAACTATCTGGTTGCATAAGCGCCTACTTTCTATTTCGTCCAGATCACTAGCTTTTTTACCTTGTACTGGTGCAGCTGTTTCATTTTGCACTTGCTGAAATATACCGTTAAAATTCATTAATGTAACTGGATCAAAGTCGCTATCGGATCGCATAAAGCGGCTAGTTAATACATACGTACTTTTATC